TCAAGCACCGCGGCGATGTCTTGCCGGTTCGCCGCATAATAAGAATACAACTTGGCGGCGTTGTAGTCGTTGGGCCGCCTGTACATATACAGAGCGTCCCTGACAGTTCCGGCGTTCTCGCCAATCTCGGCGGCGAACTTGTTCATCGGCAGTCCGCGCCGAATTCGATACCGGTTGAGAGTGTGAAACACCTCGTTCTTTGGAATTTCGGAAGGTTTAGGCATACGTGTCCTCGTGGTGAATGGTTAATTGCCGCCCATACTATCGGCGGATGTTAAATAATATGTACGATATAATTAATAGTCAAAATATATTACAGCCTCACATGAACGCCATAATCCGCCCGGTACATGAGTGCGTCCCGCCTGCTGATCCGTATGGCGCGAGCCTTGGATTCCGGCTGATCGACGCCACAACGCTCCTTCGCCGCCTTCGCGCTCCTGGCCTGGGTGATGTATGTGTCACCCGCTCCGTTGTTGGTCACGATGTGGTAGTAATATGTGGTCATGTCATGCCTCCATTTTAATATGTGCGCCGCACTTGTGACCGGCTCTGCGGTTTAACCGGGGCTTACCCCGGCCACTCACCTATATTATCCAGCTATTCCCATCATAAATACAATACAAGTAGTTTCCATCGACAAGACTTTCAGCGTTAAGAGATACGTTTATATTGCCATCAACACCAGGCGTTATATAAATAACTGCTCCTCCCATATCTATTTTCAACGTTTTTTTATTAATGCCCGTTATACTGGACTTTGCGGTACGCAGACACTTATTACATTTTGACATATTACTTATCACAAATTAAAAAGTTGTTTACGTAAAAAGGCCAATTTTTCATTTTCGATCCTGCGTATAGCGGTGAATCTTAATTCATGCGCTCTCAAGTCGCTCGGGTCGATGCTCAACAGTAATTCAGCACGGTCTAATAAGTCGTTTCCATTTACTTTAGTTTCCATGACCGCCTCCGGTTTGGTTGCCGTTTCCTGTGTCGTCTGCCATATAATATATACAACATATTCAATTCAGTCAAGGCTTTTTTTATGATTTTATCAACATTTTTTATATTCCCAATTACACGCATAAAGTTGCGTGCCGAATTATTGCGGTTTTCCACATTTTCCATTGCATAATGTAATCGGGGAAGTGATGCAGTTTTTTGGAGTTTCCGGCCCTGGCTGTCATGTCACTTGCGGGCGATCATGGCAGCCAGAATTACCAAAGGATCACAAGATGAACCACCGAACGGACAGCATACCAACCACAACGCCAGCCCGCGCAACCCGCCCGATGCCGTCATTTACCTGCCCAAGTATCCACACGTTTTTGACCTTTTTTGAAGCCACCCAACCACACGCATATTGCTCCTTTCCAGTTTTCTCCACACTTTCGTTAGTATGGGGGTATGTCGTTATATTATAAGCGTTTATCCATGTTGCAAGTTGTGTGCAAAGTGTTGCAATCCGTTGCAATGCACTCAAGTTGCAACAGAAATTGCACTCACCGCAACCATTGCAGGACAACACGTTATGAAGAATGTGTGCAAAAAAAGCCTAAAAATAAAAATAGAGCCTCATGTATGCGTGTGCGCGCGTATGTGCGCGTATATGCGGGCGTGCGCTGGCCTGCGCACACATCACGAGGCATGTTTTTTTGTCATTTCTGCCACCCTGATAGATAGATAGATACATAAATATTTATTATTATTATTATTAAGGGGTGTCTGAACCATGTTGCAAACGCGTTGCAAACTGTTGCAGTGATTGCAAAACCCTCATAACTCTTTGCGGCGCAAATGTTGCAAGTCGTCAAGTTAATGTAACGCTTTAACGCGGATTTGTGAGCATGAAATGGATAAGCCGATTAAAAACGATAAGTTACGGCCTCTTAACCGCCGTCAACAAATGTTTTGTGAAGAATACCTCATCGACCTCAACGCAACGCAGGCAGCAATTAGGGCGGTGTATAGCTCAAAATGTGCGAACGAAATCGGGGCCAGACTGTGCGCCCATGTTAGCATACGCGCGTATATCGACAAAAAGCTCGCCGAAAGGTCAAAGCGGACTGGCATTAACGCCGACCGTGTGCTTGCGGAAATGGCGAAGCTGGCACTTGTTAATCCGCTTGACGTGTTCGACATGGATCACGGTTGTCTCAAAGATGACGCATCACGGGATGATACCGCGGCGATTCAATCTGTCAAATATCGTGAGTTCCCGACCAAGGATGGCGGTGTCGGCATTGAACGCGAAATACGATTTAACGACAAAGCCAAAGTTCTTGACATGCTGGCGAAGCATCTCCGTTTCTATGAACACAACACGGGCGGTGACACTGGTGGTGATGGTCTTAAGTCTTTGGCCGACGTCCTCGATAGGAGCGCGAAAAAGCATGGACTGGGGTGAGTTCGGCGAGAAATCGACCAGGTTCATCATGCAGCCGGTCAACCAGGACGCGAGGATCAATATCCTTGACGGATCGGTGCGCTCAGCGAAGACCGTGACAATGATCCCGAAGTGGATCAACTACATCCGCACCGGCCCCAGTGGGCTGTTGCTCATGACGGGCAAGAGCCGCGACACACTGAAGTCGAACGTGCTCAATGACCTGTTCGACACCGTAGGGACGCGCAACTACAATTACAATAAGCAGTATGGCGACTTGACTATATTCGGGCGCGAAATAAAGTGCATGGGAATTAAGGATGAGGGTAGCGAGGAGTACATTCGCGGCAAGACCCTCGCCGGGTGCTACAGTGACGAGTGTGTCACCACACCTGAGTCGTGTTTCCTGCAAATCCTCAACCGTCTGTCGGTGCCTGGGTCGAAGTACTACGGCACCACCAACCCCGATAGCCCCTACCACTATCTGCACCGCGACTTCCTGAACGATCCGAAAAAGCTGGCGTCCGGCATGGTTAGCCGCTGGCATTTCCAGCTCGAGGACAACCCGAATCTCGACCCGGAATACGTTGATTTTATCAAGGCGGCCTATTCAGGCCTCTGGTATCGGCGGATGATACTCGGGCAGTGGGTACAGGCGGAAGGCGCAATCTACGACATGATTGACCATGATGTCCATTTCCTGCCGCGCGGCAAGATGCCGGTCAAGTATGACCGCTACTATGTCGGTGTGGACTATGGCGCGGGCAACCCCACGGTGTTTGTGCTCATCGGTGTCAGGTACGACCCGGCGCGCGTACCGACAGCGTATGTGGCGCGCGAGTACTACCATGACCCGCGCAAGGCGGGGTCGAAAACCGCACAGCAGTACAAGGCTGATTTCATCCGGTTTATTGGTGACTTGCCTGTCAAGGAAATCTATGCCGACCCCTCGGCTCTCGATTTCAGGAATGAACTGCAATCAAGCTCATGTGGCCGCGAGTTCACAAACCTGGGGCGCACGGTCAATGACGTGTTGCCGGGTATTAATACCGTTGCCACGATGTTCTCACAGGAGCGACTGTTTATCAACCGGGATGACTGCCCGGAAACGTGCAATGAGCATGTATCGTACCTGTGGGATGCCAAAGCCCAGCAGCGGGGCGAGGATGCGCCGGTCAAAGACCATGACCACACATGTGATGCCGTGCGGTATCCTCTGCATTCCGTATTCCCGGCGTCCGCGATTCAAGGATGGATGAGGAGAGCGTCATGAGGGAAGTCAAAAACATAGGCGACCGCAAGCACCCGGACTATGATATCAAGCTCCCGTTATGGAATTTCCTCCATGCGTCGTTCCGTGGCGGGCTTGGGATGCAGCGCAAGACGGGCATGAGCGACATCCGCTCCGACTCGATGAAACCAACCGGTTACTTCGCCGGGCTTTTCAAGTGGGAGCGTGAGGACACCGCTGATTACAACATCCGCACGGCCATGACCCCGTACAGGCCATACGCGCGGCGAATCGTCAAGGCGTTTGTCAACTATGTCACCAAGGATGACCCGGATCGTCAAGGTGTGGACGCGATGGGTGAGCTTATCGCCGACGTTGACCTGAAGGGGACGCCGATAAAGAAGTTCGTGCGCTCGGTGCTTGCGCGTCAACGGGTGCTGGGAACGTTTAACGTCCTGGTCGACATGCCGGGCAAGGGCGACAGCGAGCCGGTATCCCGCGCCGATGAGATAGCTTTGAATATGCGCCCCTACTGTGTGGCAATCGCGCCACAGCAGGTGGTGGATTGGGAGATTGACCCGCTG